TGTTTTTTAGATCGTTTTCTTCTTACCGCTGATTTAATTTGTGATTTAGACATGCGAGCAGCTTTCGCAGCTGGCACACATTTAGGGTATTTTCTTTTGGCGTCTGCTTTTTGTTTTGATCTGCCACATTTTTTATAGCCACCACCTTTTTTTGGTGCTCCAATGTCTACCCAATCTTCTTTAAACCACTTGGTTAAACTCATTTCAGCTTCTAGGAACTCTAGTCTTTTTGCGTTTGCTTTGCATCATGGCGCCACAACCTCTGCCCTGAACCATTTTCACAGCACCACCAGCTTGCATGAAACCCATCTTGTTTCTAACTTTTTTTGGTAGTTTTGGTAAACCTTTGTTTTCAGATGGTATTGGTTTTAAGCTCATTTCACCACCCGTTGCTTTTTTCTTTGCGCCTTTATATTTACCGCCCATTTTTTTGTATTCTGAAACCATATAAGCATTTGCATAAGCCGACGGATAAACGTCAAACTTTGCCTTTGCTTTAGCTTTGGCTCTTGCATAGATAGATGGATTTGCTACGTTTGCTGGTGTTTTTGCCATATTACCATTTTACCTTGTCAGCCCAATATGCTGCTGACATTTTTCCTTTTTTAATATTTTTACGATGTCTAGCCTTAAATGATTTTCTTTTCATTTTTGTTTTGCGGGACTCGCCTGCTTTTGGTTTGCCAGCTGTTTTAGCTCCTTGCTGTCCAAACCTAATTGTTTTTATTTTGTCACCTTGTTTAGCAACTACAACATGCGATTTAGTCGGATGTTTCGGAGTTCTTTTTGGTTTATTAAAACCACTAACTCCAGCTCTTGCTAATCTTGGATCTTTTTTTCTTTTTACTGCCATATAAAAAAAAGGCGGCCTTTAGACCGCCTTAATATTTATGAGTAGTTTTTAGTTAAAACCAAGATAATTGAATAAGCATCGCCGCTGCTATGAGCAACAGTAGTAAAGTCTATATCACCTGTTACCCCGGATCCTGCATTGTTCGGAATACCAGTAAATAAATCATAGTATTCGTCACCTGTGCTATCCGCAGGTAATGGTATCGCTAATACATTGGTGCTGGCGTCAAACTCAATGTCAACGCCCATACCTCTACAGGCCCAATATATTCTTGATATAGATACAGAACTGCAAGATCTTCCTCTGCTGTCTTTGCTTAAAGCAGAAACATCAACTTTTTTAACAGAAGACTCGCCGGTGCCATCGCTTTCATTGGTGAATTTCATTATTGCTGTTTTTTCACCATCTTGGATAGTCTGACTTGTTACTGTATCAGCCATTATCTACTCCTTACAGCTCAGTTACAGCTGTACGTTCTTTATGTGCACCAATGTAATCAACTGTCAAAGTTTTTGCAGCAGCAGCACCATTTTGTATGCCAAATGATAGAGCTAACTCCTCATCATCTGGAGCATTGGTACTTACTACAGTGCCAGCCAAAACATTGTTTTGGAAAACATGAAACTTTTGGTCTTTAGGATCATATACAAAACCTAAAGTCATAAAAGTATCATCTTCCAACGAATTAGGCAAAGTCAATGTAGATTGTGTACTATCTTTTTCAACGATAAAGCTGATTGTTGCAGCTCCGTCTGATTTTAAAAAGAAAATACCATCTGTAACATCCAAAGGTGTTGTATCAGTCAGTTGTAAACCAGCAACGATGTCTGATTGTGTGGCATCATTGGTTTTAAATCTCATATTGAAAGCCAACTGCTTGCCAGTTTCGTATTTAAAACCTTCTTTAACCAGTTGGAAAAAGTCATGGTCATTGTCGCCAGCTGCATTGGTAATGAGTAGTAAACCGCCATCGCCATCGGCTAAAGCCTCTGTAGCGGATCCTGTACCATCCTCAGTTGTTGTGATTGTCCAATCGGACGCTAAATAAGTATCAAAATCGTTAAAGTATGTATGATACTTATGTGGTGCGGGAGCTTTTAATTTACCTAATGTTCCGTCGTGAGAAACATTGGTAACACCCGAAGTAAAATGTGTAGTCATAATCAGCCTCCTATAAATTAGCCATTGCAAGCACCATGCCCGCAACAATTAGTTCTACATGTTAGATAATACTACTGAGCGAGTATATCTGCAACAGGAGGCTGCTTGTATGATTCAATTTGATCTATGGTATCTTCTGCGGTTCTATGTAAAACACCGATACCACCGGCCTGTGTCCAGGCTTTAATGTTTGATTTTCTGTCGTCTATAAGAACATGACTAGACCTTGCAAAAACTGCTTTATCCTCGCCTTTAATAGTTGCTGTAACAATAACATTTGGATCTACATGTTTTCTAATCCAATAGATCTTGTCATTAGCTACTACTGTTCTGTTTAAAGAACCAGAAGCCGTGAGTATTTCCCAATTAATGCCAGACTCTTTGATATAGTTTATGAGTTTAAGCATGCCTGGCATAATTGGTAGATCTCTAAATAAACCTCTGTTACTGAGCTCTATCTTTCTTGAGTCATAGGTTTGCTCGCTGACTAAGGGACCATTTAAGTATTTAGGTCCCTCTACTCCTCTCACGAAATCAGCGAGCACTCCGTCCATGTCAACAAATATTCTGTTGATTGGTATCATTGGTAGGCCTCTTTAAGTTGATCTGGCGTGTACTTTGGATTGAAATCCCAAGTCACTTCAGCTTCCTTAGCCATTTTTTTTGCACACGCGTCTTTAATATAAACATGCAACCAATAAGCGTCGGTATCAAACCAGTCGTCTACTTCACAAGATTGATAATTCCAACAACATAACATATTGTAAATATCGTTTGGCCACAACTCGCAATACCCAACACCATCTAATAAGCTCTGACCAAAACCATCTGTAGCAAAAGGTAGAACATCAAGACAATCTTGCACATAGTTTTCAAAATCTTCTTTTGGCATATCATACCTAGCGACCAAGCTGTCAATGTTTGCTTGCGCCAACAACTTGACCATGTTCTTTGGATCACAATCTATCTGCTTTTTGGTAATACAGTTATAGGCATAATTTACATTACCTTTTTTGTTTGCCCACTTTACAATCTCAGCTATGTGCTGAGGTTCAACTAAAAATGCACTCATTACGCTACCTCCTCTTCTTCTTTCTTAATTACCTCATCTATAATTGCAAATACCTCGTCAAGCTCTTGTGCTACATCTCCATCACAATATCCTAAAATTGCACTATCTAGTTTATCTTTAGCTTTTTTTAATTGTTCTAAGTTTTTCATTACGCAACCTCCTTTTTATTTATATAGTCATTATGTTTTTTTAAGTAGTACAAAGCAGCTTGTGCTTTTTCAAGATCTTTGTAAAAGATCCTTTTAGTATCATCGTGTCTTGGATAGTCCGCACAGCTCTTGTCGTAATAAATATCGTATTCCTCAAGCATATTCAAATATGCTGTGTTTTCATAACCAGGTTGTTCACCATCCATGTAGCTGGTCAGTCTTAGTCCAGTCATTTTATTAGGCAATTTGATACTGTATTTTGGAAAAAGTAAGTAATCCTTTTCCTTAGCACCATCCCTGTCATAATTGTAAACATTTTTCACTATCTCTAGTTCAGCGTTCATAAGAGCATCATACTCCTTGGTATAATAAGTAACATTTTTAAAATCTTTCATTACGCCTCCTTTTCTTTTCTTTCTTTTTCTTTCTTTAAAAACTCTTTTCTTTCATCACCAGAAAAAGGTCTGGGCCATTTTTTGTCTTTCATAACTCCTCCGTTTTTGTTGTTAATTTTATTTCCCACATAGTTAATATACTAAATATTGCAACTATTTGCAATTATTTACATACATTATTTTTAATTAATTTAGACC